GCTGGGTTTTTACTTGGGTCCATCATTGGTGATGCCATTTGAGCTTTCTGTAATTCAACTGCTTGTTCTTGTTGAACTGCTTGTTGCCTTTCACCTTGTACTTCTTGCATACTTCTTACAAGGTTAAGTATATCTATACCTTGAGCAACTGCAAGACGTTTAATAACTTCCTCAGGATTAATGAATTGCTGAGTAGCTTCTGGTCCCATTGTTTGTGAGATAGTTGTAAGGAATTGTCCAAGACTCTCACGGTCTTGACCTCTACCTAATGCATTAACTCCAGCGACAATAGTAGGTTGTACTATACCCTTAGGTAGGCGAGGGATCTCACCAGTCTTTTGGAATACACTAAGCTTCCTATTTAAATATGGTACTAAGAACTCAGTAGTAAGTACACTAAATAGTCCACCTAACTGTTGCTCTAGTTCCATCTGTGTCATCCGAACTTCCTCTGCTGTAGTACGTTCTGATTGACGTACTGATAGTATGAGGAATGCTTCAGACAATCTTTTCTCTAGGGTTTGCATCATCTGATATGCCGTAGCAAAGTCAGCTTGCTTACCTACTTGTATTACACCTATGTCATCAGGTCTACCCTGAACTATAGCACCGTTACCTGCAGCTGCGAGAGTCTGAGGTTTAGTTGTACTTGAAGGTGAGACAACAAACACTACCTTAGCAGCGGCTGCACTTCCTTCAGTGATTGCTTGTGACAGAGCTTCAAGTGATTTAAGATCACCCATAAATTCTTCTACTCTACCACGTCCATAAGGTTCACCATCTACTGTATTAAATCGTAGAGGTAACCATGGGTTAGCATCTAGTGGTGCTTTACTAATTGACTTAGGTATAATTTTATCATTTACTTCCTGATGCCAGATGAATCTATTATTATCACGGCGTACATGTGTGTATACATCTACGTCATCACTATGTTCGGACTCGTCCTGTACAGTTAAGTCGTCTTCAAAATCTGGTAATAATTTTTTGCTAATTTTTTCCTTGGTAACAATTTCAATCACGTTACCGTTGCCATCACGTTCTAGAACATAACGATGTAGAGGAAATAACTTGAGACCTTCCTTACCCATAAAGACTAACGCATTACCTGCTACTACCAAGTGCTTAAGAGCTTGGTGTATAACAACACGGTCATCTGATGCTGCGATAGAGTCCATGATGGTTCTCTCTATCTTAGCGAAGGATAGATCTAGTTCTGTTTTAACTTGAGGTTCAACTTGTCCTAGCATACCATCATTAACTTGTAGCTTAAAGAAGCTAGTGTTAGGCGGTACCAATGCAAGTTGAAGTTTAGCTGCTAAGGTTACTACACCTTTAGCACCTACTGATTGCCATGGTGTGCTTAAGTTTTTAGCACCACGCATGAACTCTTCCTCACCACGAACTAGATATGGAATGGTCAGCTTAGCTGCCTCTTCCGCTATGCTTAGAAACTGGGAACGATTGGATGATAAACTGTCATATTTTGTTTTAGCTGACATTATATATTAAGGGATTTGATTTGCATATTGTTACGAGCTAGTTGCTTAGTACCCATTGCAGATCTACCTGATCTAGCAGCACTAGACTGTCTACGTCTAACACCTTGAGCACTGGTACCAGCTACAAACGCACCTTGTTTTCTTACAGCCTGTTGTGGAGCTGTAGTGTAACTACTATCTAACTTTCTTAATGGTCTGTTAGGTACAGTACCATCAAGGTCAGGCATATAATCTACATTCTGTCTATTTACATTAGCTAAGTCTGGACTCTCATAGTCAGGTGGGACTGGTACTTGATAAGGATTTGATAAAGTGTTACGGTTAGTATCTCTTACATCAGGGTTGGTACCGGGATCATAAATAGGTGGTCCTTCTATTGGTCCATCAGGTCCGGGTACTTTAAGTAATTCTTTAGTAAGTAATGCCCATTTCTCTGCACCTAGTTTTGTTTTAAGTCCTTCTAGATCAGCATCTTTTGGCATATGAGATTTCATTTCTTCTAAAGTAGGGATTCTACCAATACCTGAGCCGCCTTCTGCATCATCTTTATCATAAGTCGAATAGATATTCATTAAACTTTCTCTTCTACCTAAAATATTCTGAACATCTTGCATAGTTTTAATATCTAAACCTGAGAAAAGAGATGTAGTTGAGTATTCATCATCTACTGCAGCTCTAAATCTTTCAACACCTGTTTTAATTATGTTACCATCTGCATCTCTTTCAGCTGCTTGACCAGTAGCACCAAAGAATAAGTCATCTCCTGTACCAAATGGTGAGGTTTCATCAGTACCAAAGTCATACCTTAGATTACCGAAATCAGTTTGAGTACCTGTTGTACCACTACCTTTTATAATATTACCAGCTTCATCTTTTTTAGTAGCGGTGAAACCACGCCAGTCTAGGTTTTCATATCCACCTTCCTGAGCATCAGTCCAGAAACCTCCAGCTGCTATGTTAGCTTGACGTTCAGCCTCTGTTGAGAACTGTCCAAGATGACTTGCATGTAAATCTCGAATCTCTGTTTCAGTTGTACCTGAATCTTGTAGTACACGTGTAGCATGTCCAACAGCATCATCTGTGGACAACCAATACTGTAAGCCAGCATCATCAACATCTCTACCATACTCTTGGTGGTATACATCTCTAACTTGTGCTTCTTCAGACGCACCAAATGCTCTAGCTATGTCAGCGTAAGATTGATTACCATCTGTGAGTTGTTCAGTCCAATACTGTAAGCCAGCTGTGTCAGCTTCACGTCCGAAGCCTTCTGTATATAACTGTTCAATTAAAGCAGCGTTGGTTTTCCAATCTCCAGTTGTAACAGTTTCATCTTCCTGTGCTTTTAAGAAAGACTTACCTTTAGTATCATCACTAGAACCCCAAACATCACCACGTTCTTCAGCGGTTCCTGTTTGTTGTGTAGTATGCTTCAGTGCATCTAATGTAGTACCTTGAGCGTAAGCGTTTGCTACATATTGCTGAGCTTGACTAGCAAGTAAACCTTTCTGTTCCATGATAGCAGTAATTTGATTTTCAAATGCTACTACTCTAGGATCATTAGGATCTGCTGATGCTATATCATCTAGTTCTACGAAGTTACCAGTGGTAGCATCGTATCCTAGTTGCCATGATTTTACTGCCATAATTATAACCCCGGTACTCTCCAATTAGGTGGGACATTATCTGGTCGCTTAAGTGTGACCTTTCTTATAGTTAAATCAGGTGGGTTAATTGGTGCAGGTTCAGCTGTTAACTTACCTGTTATCTCAGCTTCCTTACCTGCATTAGGATTAAAGTATGCCTTACCTAAATCCCTAACACCGGGAGCTTTAGCTTCTGGTGCATTAGCTATAGTTTGTTCAAAGGTTTCATAAGACCAATTGTTTTGATCTATTTGATCTTTCCAATGATCAATTTCCCATTGCTCTATACCAACACCAGCTTCAGAGCTATTGTAATCTCTTCCCCAGTACCTTTGATAGATTTGTCGGATGTCATTATCAGTTACAATCCTAGAACCCTCAGGTGTGTACTCTGCTTTAGGTACTTCACCTGCTATAACATTTATAAACTGTGGAGAACCGGGTTGTTTTAATTCATTATAATTACCTGCTTGCCTAGCTTCATACAATTTAGTAGATAAACTTCTACTATCTTGTGGATTCATGTAGGTAGTGATATTAGTTTTAGGATCGAAGTGTCTTGTTTGATTATGTTTCTTAAAGTCTTCGATTGCTTCAACTTCTTGATCGGTATAAGTCATTGCGTTATTCTTAACCCATGCCTCATCCCAATCATAACCGGGTTCTCTTAATATCTTTTCAGCTGCTGCTATTTGTCTAGCAGAATTGAATGGTGTACGAAGGTCTTTAAACCCAAGCCGTTCAACAGTAGATCTGTAAGCAAGGTTCTCATTATAATGAGCATAGTCTATGTCATAACCTGCACCTAGTAATGCTCGGTACTTATCCCACTGACCATAATCATTATCAGGAAGTTCATCACCCCATTCTCTTTCATATTGTATACCCCAGTCCTCATGTAATTCTTTATCACCACCTTCATAATACCCACTCTCTGCATAGTGACGTAGTATTTGTGCTCGTTGCCAATCTTGTAGATCAGTTTCCCATGACTTGGTTTCCCAATCTTCTTTAGCTCCTGAGAAACCAAATAAATCTTTTAATGTTTGACCAGCTTGAAGGTCACCTGATTGTATTAATGTTTGGAGAATCTGCTCGTCGCTAGTATCATCCTCATTTAATCCCCAAGCTTCTGCTTCTGCTGGCGGTACCCACTTATGAGTAGTCGGATTATAAGGCATCGCTTCTTACCTCTTCCATTCGATGGACAATCCACTCAACCACAGAGCGTTGTCCAGATCTGTACATAATTTTTTGCATTGAATCCTCTGGGTTTGGTGTGGTTGGTGGAAAGTTCTCCTCTAATTCTTCGAGGATGTAGTTCATGTTGGGCTGATTTCGTGGAAGAAAGTTCTGGAGCTTTGCCTTCATACATTAAGCGATCGCTCGTATCTAGCCAGAATTTTTTGTCCAAATATTTGTCCTGAGTATTTATACCTAAGGGTTCGAGTACCCAGTTAATGGTGGCCTTCCTAAGTTTGTCCAGAGAATTACTAGGGCGTAAACCCAACTCGTGACATACAAGGCTATTAGCGGCCACGTGTATCTGTTCGTCTCTGGAAATATCAGCTGATACCGTTCTGAGACCAGAATCGCCACTAAACCTAAAAAAAGGCAAAAGTACAAAGAAAATAGCACGTTCAGCTACTAATGCTTTACAAATGGTGTGATCGGGGTGTGACTCCCAAGCTGCACGCAGCCTGAGAGCTTCTTCTTCAGCTTTAGGATCAACCCCAATAGCTTTAGCTATGTATCCTAATGCAAGATCGTGTCTCTCTTCATCCTTTACGTTCGATCTAAGTAAATCCCTTGAGAGTGTAGGTACCTCAGTAAGAGCGTCCTCAATGAATTCACCGACTGGTAACTCCAAATGGCGTAAAGCGAGAGCACGGTAGATGGTTTCTTCTGCTCCATGTTTTAGTTCTCCGGCAGTTGTTTGAACTGGTGACCATGTTCTTTTACGGTCTAATAGTTTTTGGTATGGATGTTTCCTCATTATTCTTGACAATCGCATGTTGGCATTGGTTCGTTCAACAGCTCTTGTAAGTAATTATCAACGTCTTCTTTATCCAGTGCAGCATATGCATCTGTCTTATCTTGTACGTCTCCCATTACCTGAAGGCTGTAATAGAGGGAGG